TGGATATTTAGATCTAGTCTGACGTTTTTCACACAAAAGCTTTTCCCAATTCATTACAAGCCCTCTCTTTGCTGTTAATTCAAATAAACGAAATACTGCGGTGCATTTTCAATTCATAAATCACAAAGATTTAGTAGCTTTTTCGACGTAATGCACTATAGCAGAATTATAATATTATTATAACTACGTAAATTTAATTTGTCAACGAATTTGGCATAAGGTGAAGATTTTAGACACAAAATGCACATTTTCTATGTGACAATCGGGTTGGAATCTATCTGATATATTTTGTTCTCACAATCAATAAAATCCTTCGCAAACTGCACCGCCTCCGCAAAGCTGTTCTCCAGTATCTCAAAACCCACAGCCGCAGAAAAGTTGTCGATCTCGTCCTGCTCATTTTTATAAGCAAAGATCTGTATCAAAAAGCCCTCACAGAGAATTTTATCACCTTTTTTGTCAACTCTGGGGATATATTTGTCTGGCGTAATTCTCACATAAAAATCCTTGTATCTCATTCCACCACCTCCTTAAAGCTTCAATTGAAGATCATCATCTTCGTCAAGCTCTTCATCTTGAATTTCATCAAAATACTGTTCGCAAACTGAACGTTCAAGAGCTGCTCTCAGATAGCTAGTATCCATACCGTTCGCCTCATAACCCTGCTTTATAACGTTGTAGTAATAGCTCATCGGAGGCGAGATGTGACCGCTGTTCATCAGATATGCCATACACTCTTTCTTTTCGCCATTAACATCTATCTCAAAAAGCTCTTTTCGGTAATAGTTCGGAAAGCCCTCATATTTGTCAAGACTGTGCTCATCTCGTCCGTCTATCTCCCATATTAAAACAGGAACTTCTGCGTTTTCTTTCGGCACAATGGTAGCAACGCCTCTGAACTCCAGCTCATAGCCTTTCAGCATTTCTTTGCCGATGACCTTTGAATTCGGGCAGCGATTTGCCATTTGTTCCAAATTGATGTTGCTGCCATAGGCGATATATAATCTTTTGTATTCCATAAAAACTCCTTTGCAATTTTACATACTCATTTCAAGTTCCTCTTCAACGCCCTCACATTGGCTCTCTGTGGGCTCGTTGTTTTCTTCGGGTACATTTTCGGCTTGTGTGCTGTTGTCGCTTACAGGCTCGGCACGCCGCTCACGAGCCGCTTGTTTTTCAAGCTCTCGCTTTTCTTTAAGCTTTGCCCTTGCTGCAATGCCGTCCTCCGGGTGTCGCCAAGCTATGTTACCCTCAAGATGTTTCAGCAGATGCGACCTGCAATTCTTGAATTCATCTCCTATCAGTCCAAGATTTAAAAGCCAGACCCTAAAGCTGTACCGCATATTATCGCTTTGCGAAACGTGAGGAGAGCAGTATTTCTTTGTCATTGCCGCATTACTTATGGCTAACGCAAGCACTATCTGACTTCTTACTTCACCTGCGTGAAGTGAACCATTGTACGCACGGATCTCGTAATGTCCGTGCTGAAAAAAGCTGTGAAGATTGCAGATAACATATCGGCTGTTCGAGTAATGCTGAAACTGCTCGCTCATTCTGCCGTGATACCAAAGCCGCTTTATCATTTCCATATCGTTAGGTTTCATTTTGTTTATCTCTCGGATAAATTCCTTGTCCATTTTGCGACAGTAGCCTTCACGGGCGGACGAAACCTGCAAAGCGTCCCACAAAAAATCTTCTTTGCTTGCAAATATGTTTACTAGATTTCGTATCTGTTGTGGTGTATAATCGTCCGCTGAAATATGGATATGCGTCCCTGCACAGTACCGAGGGCCTGTTACCCCACCTGCACGGCGTAACGCTCTGACAACCTCCTGCAAAAGCGGTATGTCTTCATATTCCAACACAGGAGAGTTCATCTCCACGCTGTATGCCTTGGACGCTCTGTCTCCGCTTGCATTATAGCAGTTGATACTGCCGTCATAAACTATCGCCCACTTTCTGTTCTTGGCGTCTGTTACAACGTATTTATCATAGCTGCCGCCCTCGTGTTCAACACTTCCGTCAAGCACTTTAGCCATAGCTTTTGCCGCCTGACTTCGTGTAAGTCCTGTCATTTCTATCTCTATACCGAATTTTCTTGTTTTTATGCCTTCAAAGTTTTTGGACAATGCTGCACCTCCCAACAAAAAACAGCCTGTGGATATTCCGCAAGCCGTTCTCTAATATTATTCAATCTCAGTCCTGACCTCATACCCACCTTTGAAGATAACCAATATCTCGTTCTTGTTCAGCACTTTTATACATTCAATAAGCTTTCGTACCAATACGTTATCGAAAGTTTCCAGCTCGAATTTTTCGTGTTCTATCATTTCCGTGACCTTATCAAGTTTTTGTTGAGTTTCGGCAGAGGTTTGATTCTGCGATCTGAGGGGTTTCAATCGTTCATTTAAATCTTGTTCCTCGGCATAAAACTTTGCAAACTCACCGTCGAGTTTGTCCTCGTCACAGCCTCCCGAAGCTATCAATCCGACCAAATCTGTTCTTGCTTGGTCGATCTCTTTCAGTCGCTTTTCTGCGGCTAATATTTCTTCCCGACCTTGACATTCCAGAACAGAGCTGATATTTGCTTTTAAAATTCTCTTAATATCATCACGGCAAGAGTAATAGTTATTTATCGCCCGAATAATTCCACGATGCAGGTTTTCTTCCTTGATCGTAGGCGAATCGGGACAGTATCTTCTGCCGTGTTCCAGTCGGCTGATACACCGCCAGACCACTTGTTTATTTCCGCTTTTTGTCCATATTCTGCGTCTGTACGGAGTCCCGCATTGTCCGCATATCAACAATTCGGACAATGCATATTTTCCGCTGTATTTTCCTTTCTCAGTTTTGGTCTGATCGGATATTTTTCTTTTTGAGTTTCGTCTTGCGATTTCCTGCTGTACACGATCAAAGGTATCACGGTCGATTATGGGAGTATGATGGTCTGTAACAAGATACATCGGGCGTTCCCCGTTATTTTTCACAACCTTGTGTGTAATGCAATCGGCCGTGAAAGTTTTTTGTAAAAGTGCATCTCCAACATATTTCTCATTTTTCAGAATGCTCTGAATTGCACTCTTAGTCCACTCACTTTTACCGGTTGCTGTAGTTATTTTTTGATCCATTAAGATCTGAGCGATGTTAAGTAATGTATATCCGTCAAGATAAAGATTGAAGATCGATCGTACAGTTTCAGCCTCTTCCGGAACTATCTCAGGCTTGCCGTCTGCTCCCTTTCGATATCCTAACAGTTTTTTGTACTGAAAGGGCACTTTTCCCTCTCTATATGCTTTTTCTTTTCCCCAGAGTATGTTCTTACTGATAGACTCACTTTCAGCCTGTGCAAACGAGCCGTATAAAGCTATCATAAACTCGCTTGTCATTGTCAGCGTGTTTATGTTCTCTTTTTCGAAAATAACGCCAATACCCAATTCTTTCAGCTGCCTTATGTACCGAAGACAATCAACCGTGTTTCTTGAAAAACGGCTTATAGACTTTGTAATTATGAGGTCTATTTTCTTCTTTTTGCACATTCTTATCATACGATTAAATTCTGTTCTTTTCTTTGTCTGCGTTCCGCTGATACCCTCATCGGCAAATATGCCTGCAAGGGTCCATTCCTTTTTCTTGTTGATAAGGTCTGTATAGTAAGCGACCTGAACCGCAAAGCTGTTCTGCTGTTCCTCTTGTTCTGTGCTGACACGGCAGTATGCCGCTACTCTTAGCTGGTGGTATTTATCACGATTTTCCGCTGTCTGCACTTTCGCAGGTATCACCGTTACATTCGGAGCTGTGGGCATTTTTGTCATTCCTTTCTGTGATATTTTTGATTATCATTCCATTGATAAATTCAACCTCTATGGTACAAAAATGGCTTATCCATATTCGTGAAACACACGCCTTGAATAAGCCAATATCAAGTGTATTCAGTTGTTCGCAGCAAAGCCTTGATTTTAAAAGTTCCGTTTTCTGCTGACTGTCATCATAAGTGCAGCAGTCATATCTCAGCTGGGCAAGTCTGAAAAGCTCCTCTTTGATTTTCTTTTCATCTGTATGTACCATATCTGTCATTCGATTTATCTCATTTTGCTGAAATCTGACCTTTGCATTTGGAAAGTATGTGCTTACCGTACAGTCTGAATTAATGAGCGTCGGGTTAGCAATAACGGTGTTGAACACATTCAGCACGGCACTAAGTATCATTTGATCCGTAAGCAGATGATCAAATCGGAAACATTCAGGACGTCTGCAATCCCATAGTTCTTCCTTTGTTCGTGTTAGCTTTTGACCACATTCTTTGCAGAAAGTTATTTGTTTCAGCAGTTTGACTTCTTCAGTCTGAGCTATTGATACAGCCGCTTTTCTGACACGTTTTTCGTTTGCCAGTTTGAAAGTTTCTTTGTCAATTATCTGCGGATACTTCTCTGTGCCAAGATATCTGTCATTTTCGATTATTCTCTTGACCATATTCTTGTTCCAAGATGAATTTTCGCTGTATGGTACTTCCATTAAAGCCGCTATCTCTAACAAGCTTTTGCCTTTTAAATACTCATTAAATATTGTAACAACAGCATAGACTTCTTTGGGCTCGGTTATTATCTCACCGTTTTTCATACAGTAACCGAATGGGATTATTCTGTTTTTAGGCATAAACTCACTCCTTTCAACCGACAATGATACCACAAAGCTTTGCAAAAATCCAGTATCAATACCAACATAAAATGCCCTGCAATTTGGTATACAAGACACCAAGATCATATTTCCTCCGTAAGTTCTAATCCACCAATCAAGTGAAATTCCAGTTCATTCTGGTTTTTTACGACTATCTTATCGACAATACTCTCAAACGCTGATTCTTCAAATTCTACCATAAGTTTCTGCCGCTTTTCAAAATATCCTATAAGCATATCAAGCTGTTCAAGAGTCTCATCTTCTTCATTGCTGACGTTCAGTTTCTTTATTTCGGTCTGGATCTTTGCTATCTTTGAGTTAAGCTCTGTGGTTTGTCCAAGATACTTTGCCTCATCAAGAAAGCCTTTTGTTTTCAACCTTGCGAGAACGTGAATTTGTTCTTTCAGTTTAGCGATTTCCTTGTACTTTTCAATTATAGTCGTACCGCTTTTAGTATTTTTGTATTTTAGATCCTGCAAGGCTTGCTGTAGTGGTGTAAGTACAGGCTTAAAATTATACACGAGCTTGTTGTACAGACGTATAAAAGCGGAGTGGATTTTATCTTCGGAAATTTGTTTGGTAGGGCAGTCCACCGCTGCAAGATCGTGTTTTCTGCACGACCAATAATATTTTTTTCTGCAGGATTTTCTTATAAGTATTGAGCCGCAACTTCCGCAGAAGATATGTTTGTGTAAGGCTGAATTGTGTGGCGTACCTCTAGGCTGCTTTTGATTTTTCTCTGATATGAGTCTTTGTACTTTATCAAAAGTCTCCTGTTGTATTATTGCAGGATGAGTGTTACGAACGTAGTATTGATCAGCGTTTCCGTTATTCTTAAAACGCCTAACGGGAAGTGTGTTTGTCGAATATGTTTTCTGAAGAAGTGTGTTTCCTGTATATTTTTCATTTGTTAGAATATATGAAACGCCTATCATATGCCACCGTTCACTATTTTTACAGCAGGGGATATTACGTTCATTAAGATTTTTCATTATTGATATCATTCCAATGCCGCTTAGATAACTATCATATATCTCTTTTACTACTTTTGCTTGTTCGGGACAAATAACAAGTTTGCCATTTATTTTTTTGTAGCCATAAGGAGGACACGATAATTCATATGTGCCATTAGCCATTCTTTTTCTGCAAGACCACCGCAAATTCTGCGATATAGAAGTCGATTCTTCCTGAGCCAGACCGCCCATAATCGTTATCATCATCTCGTCAGTCATATCGGCAGTATCGATGTTCTCTTTTTCAAACAGCACCGTTATGCCTAAGCTTTTCAGCTCTCTGATGTTTTTCAGACAGTCTTTGGTGTTTCGGGCAAATCGGCTGATAGACTTTGTATATATCCTGTCTATCTTGCCTTTCCGGCAGTCGCTTATCATTCGCTGAAATTCATCACGTTTGTCCTCACGAGTACCTGTTATTCCCTCATCTGCATATATATCAACAAGCTGTTCTCTGTCAGACTTTTCAAAAGCTTTCTCGTAGTATCTTGTCTGAGCCATAAAGGAATTTATCTGATCTTCGCTGTTTGATGACACACGGCAGTATGCCGCACAGCGGAGCTTATGGTTTTGTTCTTCTGATATTGTCGGCTGTATTATCGTTACTGTTGGCATTTTCTCACCTCCGTTTTACCAACAAGGATACCACAAGTTTTTCTGAAATGGTATCATCAAACCTAACGAAATTACTTATCCTTTCCTGTGCGGTTTTCATACTTATCTGCCTGTCCTGCCGCTGTACAAAGGCACATTACAGTTATGCCGATAAAAGCTCCGACAAACAAGCCAATAAAAAATCCTACCATTTTACCCCTCCTATGCTGCGTCCTTTGACGATTGAAATTTCTCGAAAATATCTTCTGCATTTCTATTGTTAAAGTCCTGTTTTTCGCTTTCTTCAAGAATTTTGTCAAGCTTATCTGCAAATATTCTTGCCATATAATCGCTGTATTCTGCCTGTCCGAACTTATTCATCAAATTTCACTCCTATGCTTATCTTTAAAATCCTATCGATCTCTTTCATAAATTCTCTGTCCAAAGATCCTACATATTTTCGCAGCCTGCGTCGGTCAATAGTGCGGATCTGTTCAGCAAGAACAGTTGAATTTTTAGGCAGTCCTGAACATCTTATCTGAATATGCACAGGCAGATCCTTTTTTCTAACAGAAGAAATCGGCACTACTACAACCGTTGAGCTATGCTTATTGCCCACATTATTCTGCACTACCAGTACGGGACGAACACCGCCTTGCTCTGAACCGACAACCGGATTTAAATCTGCATAAAAAATATCACCTCGTTTGATCAGCATTTTCGTTCACCCTTCTTTGGCATTACAAATCCATTTTTGTATCTCACACAGCTATGGAACGGACAGAACAGAACATCTGTATCCCTGTCATACCATACGCAGCCGCAGCATAGATGCTTGTCCGATAATCTGATCGTCGGAACAGGAATATTAACTCCAAATTTATTGTTTTTCAGTTGAATATCTGGTTTTTCAGGCATATCGTTATCGTTCATATATCAGCCTCCTAACTTTTAAATTTTATATGTAACAGGCGGTCTGCAAAACACGCAAACCGCCTTATATTCGTTTTGCCTTCGTCTGATTCGTAAATCTCAGACGATTTTCCGCAATTTTTATCCTCGATACCCGTTGCGGCGGAACTCTGCAAGCGACCGACAGCTTATCGGTCTCATGGGCATTTCACCCGCTCTTTTAGCCCCTACTGGGAAGTATCATTATCCTCACACGTTTCATCGCCTTTTCGGAAAGCTGTTACGAATTTTGAAACGTCACATTTATCGCTCATCCTTTCGGAGTCTTGGCGTATGGTTTCTTTGGCTGCCGAGATTTCATACCGGCCGTGTGATCAACGTACTTGCAGAGTTGATATTCTATTGTCAAGTTACTTGGAGCTTTTATTCTCCTTACACTTGTATAGGGGTAGAA